GGGCCACCCCGTTCGGGTATTTGAAGTTGTAGCCCGCGCCGCCGAAGCCTGCGAAAGCCAATGAGGCAGGCGTCGAGGGGTGGTTCGGGTTGTAGGTCGCGTTCTGCCTCACCGCGATGGTGAACGGCTGCATCTCACGGGCGTTGTGCGCGTTCTTGAAGCTGAGGACGCCATTGTGTGATGGCCAGTCGGCGTAGTCGAAGACGAAGTTGTTGCCTTCCTCGAGGTCGAACACGCCGGGGTTGGTGTTGTCCGAGTAGACTGCGCCACGGGCCACACCATTGATGGTCAGGTCGTCGATGGTCGCGGAGAGGCCGTCGTTGAATTTGCGGATCTCGCTCGCGGCGTTGAGCGCGAGGTCGGTGCCAATGGTGGTGATCTCTTGGGAGACGCCCGCCACGGCGGCGATGTAGTTGTTGCCGACGAGGTCGTTGCCAACGGTGGTGATCTGGCTCTCGAAGGTCAGAATGTCGGCCATACGAGTGTCGAGGCCGACCACGGTCGTGATGTTCTGCATGTTCGCAGCGACCGAGTTGATGTCGTCGATGTTGTAGCGAGTTGGGCTGGACCCACTGACAACGCCATTGATGATGGTGTTGATCTCATCGAGGTACGGCTCGATCTGAACGATATTGCTCGATGCGCCGAGGTTGAGGTCGTTTGCCACGGCGTTGAAGGACGCATTGTTGAGGATGCTGTCGCGGGCGGCCTGAGCCTCGTTGCGCAGGACGAGGGCGGAGCTGGTGCCGTCGCCGGGTGTGCCAGAGGCGTAAGACTGCGCCTCGTTGCGGTAGGTCTGTGCTTGGCCCTGATAGGTGTTGGCGAGGTCTCTGGCGTCTTCGGCTTGGGTGGCGTAGCTGGCGGCTGCGCCCTGTGCATCGCCGATGAGGATCTTGAAGGTCTTCGAGCTGGACTGAAAGTCGGAGAGGTTGGCGATCTCGCTGATGGCGATGTCACTCGTAACCATCCAAAGGTCGGTGCCGTCGCCGACGATGTCCATCACCGAGTAGGCGGCATTGGCGATAAAGGTGCCCTGCGGGCGGAAGATGCCAGCGAGGTCGGCCCAGCTATCTTCGGGGTCGGTGAAGGTGCCAACGCGCACTTGGAGTTGGCGCGTGCTCGAGTTGACGCGGAACTGGAAGGCGTCGTTCGCGAACTGGCCGGAAGTGTCGAAGAGGTCGGAGAGCAGGTCGCCGAGTGTACGCCCGCCGCGCTCAGCCGCCTCGAGGTAGTAGTCGAGGTTCTGGACGCCGTTGGCGCTTGAGCGGAAGGTGAGCTGATCGGCGGTAGGGCGTGTGATGGCCATAGTAGTCTCGCGCTGGTGGTTGTGGCGAGACTACTTTGGCGGGGGGACGAATGTCGTCCCGGTCAGGAGGTCAGACGCTTGGATGCAGTGATCCGGCTCCACAGCGCGATTGCGCCCGCTGCGAGTGCGATCACATCGAGGATCATCGAGGAGATTTCGTCCTCGAAGGGGCCAAGGTCGATGCCAAGGTTGCGGGCTGCAACGCTCATCAACATGACGAGGACCGTCCACACGGTCTTCGAGGCGTACCAATTCTTGGTGTCAGTCATGGATATAACTCCGGGGTTATTGGAAGCCATGACCGTAGAAGGGCCGGGTGAGGCTGTCGTCCGCGTTAGAGCTTGCTTTGATAGTGCTCAGCGAGGCTAAGCACGCCGGTCGTGGGGAGGGTGGTGGACGCTGCTACGGCGGCGCCTTGAGGGAGTGCGCTAGCGTAAACACCAGCGGTCCAGTCCGCCGCGATGTCACGCGCTACGCCTTTGGTTATGCGGAAGTCATCTACAAGCCCGGTCAGCGGTCTAACGCCATCTTCTCGATCGCCTATACGCCAGCCGTTGCCGGTGCCTTGCGAGAAGTTAGTGCTGCCTACGTTAGTTGCGCCACCCGAGGCTTGCCCATCGCGGTAGAAGGTAATGTTTGACCCGCTGCGAACAAGCGCAACGTGATGCCAAGTGTCGAGGCTCAGGTGGTTCGAGGTCGCGGATACCACGCCACTACGAAAATAATGCTGGACAATCGAGCCGCTGCTAGTTCCGCTGAAAAACCACACCCAGCCGCCAGTGTTGTTGTTGCTGCGGGTTTCAAACAGGCACTTGTCCCCAGCATAAAGGCCAGAAGACGGCAGGTAGACCCATGTCTCAATCGTGAAGTCGCCAGTGCCGAATTGAAAATCATTATTAGACTGCGTGGTGGTCGGGCCATTGATCCAAGTGGCGGTCAGGTCAAAGGCACCGCCGTGCTTGCCGGTCGTGTAGGCAGGTGTTCCTTGCCACGACAGGTAGCTGGTGTGGTTAGAACCACTGATGTCTTCCAGCGTGCTGTTGTCGCCGCGCAGTAGCAGCGTCACGTCGCTCCAATTCGCGTCGCCGCTTGCCGCCGTGCTCTCCACCAGCGACCGCCCGGTCATGCCGCCCCACCGCCGTGTGGGTCGTGTGGCTCCTGCTACGGCTGCGCCTTGGGGCAGTGCGCCCGGTGGCGTAAATCCGTTTGTAGTGTCGGTGTATCGGCACACACCTTTGGTGATCCGCACGTCATCGATGTACCCCGCAATGTGCCGGTTCGCGTGGAAAAGGTTGTGCCCGATGAGGAACGGGGAAGTGCCGCTATTCGTGATGCTGTAAGAGCCGCTGTCAGTTACCGTGTTCGTGTGGTCCTTTTGCCCATCAACCCACAGCGTCACATGGCTGGAGGCGTTCCGCGTGAGTGCGACGTGGTGCCAGTTGCCGTCAACCACGTTAGTTGTGCCGGAGACCTTTAAGGACCATTGGTTCCACAGCAGCATGCCGCCGCTGCCGCCGACCTGCCAAGAAAAGCCGTAGCCGGGACTTGTCCCTTGTTGCTCGTTGGTCATCAGGTTGGCGTAGGTGCTTGCGCTAGAGACCTTTAGCCAGCACTCCAACGTAAACTCGCCCGTGCCAAGCTGCGGGTCGGCCAGCGCGATGTATGGGTTTGCTGTGCCTGTGCCGCTGCTGTGAAATGAGTAGCTGCCGTTCTTGGCGTTAGCCCCGCTCCCGTAGACCGCCGTTCCGCTGCTTGTGTTGCTGCCGTTGCCGACCGTTAAGTTCGTCGCGTTGCCGCTGTGATCAGTTACGGACTGGCCTTCGAAGTCCAGCAGCAAATGCACGTCAGACCAATTCGCGTCGCCGCTTGCCGCCACGTCACCGCCGAGCGCGCCGAGGTTGAAGACGCCGCTTGTGCGTAGTTCGTTTGCCATTGTCGCGCCTCCTCTAGCTTATCGTCACATCGGCGACACCAGCGCCGGTGATGGTGTAGGTGCTCCCGCTCGCGCTGGCGCTGATCGTGCCGGTCGTGTTGCTGAGAGTGAGTTGTTTTCCTGCTGGCAGCGTGATGACAATTTCGCCGTCTGACCCGGTAGCCGAGCCAGTGGCCCCTGCGCCGCCGCCGCCGCGAGTGCCGCTGACGTTAGAGCCACTTGCGGCAACAAACGCTGAACCACCCCCGGCGCTTTGGTTGCCTGATCCGTCGCCGTTGTAGCCGGAGCCGCCTCCGTAATAGCCGCCCCCGCCCCCAGCGCCACCGCCGGGACCGGCAACGTTGTAGGCGAGTGGTGTTCCGCCTTGGAGGGCTTGACCGAAATCATTTGCAGTGAACGGCCCAGCAATCCCAGTCGTGCTTGTCGAGAAGCCGTTTACGCCGCCGCCTTGGCTGTTTGTTGTGCTACCGCCAGCGCCGGAACCAGTCGTGTATCCTGAGGCATTAGCGCCGTCCTGATCACTGCCGTTGCCCCCGCCCCCAGCGCCACCCGCGTTGAGATACCCTGTCCCGCCGCCGCCGCCAGAAATTACGAGCGCGTCAGCGTGGCTTACTGTTGTGCCGGAAAATACGCCGCTGAAACCGCCGCCGCCGCCGCCATAGCCACTTGCGGGGCCATTGCCGGGTAGGCCATAAAGCACTGTGCTGTTTGCGGTCGTTGTTGTTGCTGCTGCGGTGTTGTAGCTCGACAGGCCAACACCTGCGTTGTCAACGTAAGAAACGCCGCCACTTCCGACAACAATCTTGAAAGTGCTTGCAAGTGCGGCTGACGAGAATGTGGCTGTCGTTCTGCCCCCAGCGCCGCCAGCATTACCGTACCCAGGGCGCTTGCCACCACCCGCGCCGTCAACCGTGAACGTGATGTCGAACGCAGCGGCCAACGGGCTGGCCCCGATTATGCCGCCGATGTATGGGTTCTTGCGTGGCATGGGTTAGGCGGTCGTGCTCTTGATGGCTTCGTAGGATACCAGCGCGTTTACGTCTGCGCCGGTGGCGAACACTTCGATCTTTTCGATGAGCGTTGTGGTCGAGGCGTTCACATAGACAGGGCCGGAGAGAACGTCGAGGGTCGCGCCTGCGGGGATGACGACAGCATTGACGAAAATCGTCCTCGTGTTGGAAGGGGCGCTGGTATCGTTCACGTTGAACTGAACGCTGACTGTTGCGTCGGCGCTGCCCGCGTTTGCAATAAGCAGCGAGTTGACCTTGTAGGTCGTATAGACGGAGGGGGAGCCTGCTGGCGCGAGGCCAGTTAAGACGGCCACGGCTGTACTCGAGGTAGTGGCGGCGGTCGGTGTGGTGCCGGGGCCAATCTGAGAGACTGCTACGGTCTCGCCCTGAATGTCTGTGACTTGTACGATGTTGGTCATTGGGAGAGTTCCTTAGAATACGATGGCCATGGCAGCCGCCACGCCTACGGTTGCGCCGAGTGGCTCCTCGATGACGTTGCCCGAGCTATCGACCGCGAGGGACTTCACAGCGGTGCCAATGTGGGTGCCTGCTCCGGTGTAGTTGTGGAGCCGTAAACCACCATCGTAGTCGATCGTCATTCGTTGGGTATTTTGCGTGAAGAGACGCATGTCACCGGAGCCGTCTGTGGCCGTATTGCGGATGTCAACGTGAGCGCCATTGTGCGAAAACTGACCTACTCCAGTCTGTCCGTCCATCTTTACACTAAGCGTCGGGTAAAACGCACTGCGGACGTTTACAGCCGCAAACTGAGGCAGCGCCGTCGCGCTTACATCCTGTTCCTCGATGATGTAGCCGCTAGCGTCTACCGCGAGGGAGTACGCAGCGGTGCCGGTGTTGCCTTGCGTGCCATAGTCCGGCATCTGCACCTTTTGGTTAGCGTGCAGCAGCAGCGCTGCCTGCGCGTTGGTGCTGAACCGCATTGCGCTAACATCTTCGGTCTGGAAGCGTAACTCGCCGGTCCCTCGGTGGTTAATCTGCGATGACGGATTTTCGCCGGAACCCCGAAACATCCGAAATCCATAGTCTTCGTGCGTTGCGTTTGTACCTGAGCCGACTGTGACGAGATCAAAGTAGGCATTACCGGCAGCAGTTCGTCCTTTACCGATTTCGACTGCGGCGTCACTAGCGCCAGCGTCCACGATAACGTTGGTAGCCTCAACATTCCCGAGGGCCACGTTGTCGTTCGGCTTCACAACGTCAATGAATTCGAGTTGCGTGTTGCCGCTGTTCTGGGCGAGGACTTTGCCGCCTGCGGGCGCGTTGGCTGGAAGGATGAGGTCGTAAGTGGCGTTGTCGGCGTGCGGCGCGCTCTTGATCGTGATGCCATGGGAGTTGGCGGAACAGTTGAGCGTGAGCTGCCCGTCGTATGAGCTCGTGCCGTCGCTCCAGCCCTTGGCAACTACGCCTCGGTTGATGTCCCACGTTTGGGCGTCTGCGGCATTGCCACCGCTGGTGGTGCTGTAGGTAATTGCGGGGGTGTTGGTCGTCCAAACGGCGGACATGCCCGTTGTATCAACGTCGATCCCTGCGCCGTTCATAGCGCTAAAGGTCGTGTTGCCGGAAGTAGGCGTGGATAGCGTGACGCTCTTGTCGTTTACCGTGAGAGTGGTCGAGTTGATCGTCGTGGTCGTGCCGTCAACTTGCAGGTTGCCGAGGATGGTCAGCGTGCCGGGGTTGCTCCCGTCACTTGGTACGCCGTCTGGGTAGGGGTCGATTGTATCGACGCGCAGCTCGTACCCCGTGGCGATGTCAAGGTTGCCGCTAATCTCGTAGTCGCCAGTGATGGTCCCACTACTTTGGTAGACAAGGTTGGCAGTGTCGGAGAGGTCGGTGCTCGCGCCGCCGGTTGCTACAGGTTGGAGGTTCGGCGTGCCGGTGATCTCACTGTAGGCGAGTTGGCCAACGGTCCATGCTGAGGTGCCATCGTAGTGGACGACTTCGCCTGCGGCGGATGGGGTCGCCGCTGCGACTTCCGTGATGTTGCCGAAGCCAGCGTCGTAAACGAGGGCAGAGACGGTCGCGTTGACGTACTCTGGGACGCCCGAGTTGACGGCGCTGATCTTGAGGATTTGGTCGGTCTGGGGGCTGGTCTCGGTCAGGTTCGTGCCGCTGAGTGGGCCAGCGCCGGGGAGCGCTTGCAGGCGGAACTCGCTGTTTGTTGCGTCGTAGACGATGGTGTCGCCTACGGATGGCGTGTTCCCCTGAAAGTTTACGTCGCTGAGATTGGCGAGCTGGATCGGGCTGTTGCTGGCCGAGTTCTGAAGCGTGGTGATGTTTGACGCGAGCAGGCTGATCTGGGAGGTGAGTTGGCCGAGTGCGTCTACGGTGAGTTGGCTCGTCGCGCCTACGGTCGAGGTGCCGATGGCGGCGATGTAGCCAGCCGTGGTGGCGTTGCCGAGTACGCCGAGTTCGGTGGTGACATCAGCCAGCGCGTCCATGTCGTCACGGACGGCTTGAGTGCCGAGCGCGGACATGTCGGCGATGACAGCGGTGGTGCCGAGGTTGCTGATTTCGGTTGCGACAGGACCAAGGTTGCTGATCGCGGTCGCGTGATCGGCCAGCGTTTCGATGTCGTCAGAGACACCGCTGATATTGCTTATGTCGAGGACGCTAGGCCCATTCGCGCTGTCACCAAATCTACTCATGCTTAGGTCCGTTCGATGATGTCGAGGTGGACGTGGATGCCGTCGGAGGTGCCCACCTTGATGCGGATAGTGTTACCCTTGTTGAGCACCATGGTCGTCCCGCCGGGGCATAGGTCTTCGGCTCCACGGGTTTTGACGTGGGCGTCTTTCATGAGCAGCTTGCCGTTGAGCTCGAGGTCGTATTCGACCGACAGGCCATCGCCAGCGACGTTGACGATGCGCAGCCCCGTGATGAGCGTGTTCTTGTCGTTTGCGCCGTTGAGCGCGGTGTGGATCGTGTGGAACTGGCCGGTGGCGAGGCCAGTGCTCGGGGGCCATACGACTGCGCTGAGGGTGGAGGGCATGGTCTTTCCTTACGTCAGAATGAGCGGGCCGATGACCAACACGTCTTCGAGGTCAACGAGGGCCGCTGCTGCTTGGATGTCGCTCGATACGGCGGCGAGCGTGCTGATCTGGCTGCTGAGGGGGCCAAGGGTGGTGATGTTGGCCGCAAAGGTCGGGATCGTCGTTACGGTCTCGATGTCGTCGAAGTCGTCGGCCAGATCGTTAATGTCCGTGATGTTGCTGTAGAGGGTCGCGATGCTCGTGCTGATCGCGGCCTCCACAGCTAGATAGCCAGCGTCGGTGAGGGTCGAGTTGATGCTGGCAAGGTTCGTCGTGTTCGTGGCCACGTCTGTGGTGAGCTGCGTCTGCGTGTTGCTGATGCTGGTGGCAGAGGCGTCGAGCGCAGTCTGGCTCGTTTGGATGGAGGCGAGCTGCGTGGTGTTCGTTTGCTGGGCCGTCTGAATGGCGGCGATGTCGGTGGTGTTCTGATTGGCGACGGACTGGACTGACGCGAGCAGCGTGTTTGCCGAGCTGAGCGTGTTGTTGGCGGAGGTGATCTGGTTCGCCGAGGTGGTCAGGTTGGCGTTGATGTTGCCTTCGATGGTCTGGATGTCGGCGTAGATCGTGTCGATCTGGGACTTGGTCGTGGTGGCAGAGGTGGCTGCTGCTTGCGCGAGCGTGAGTGAGCCAGTGGTTGGGTCTTCAAACGCATCAACGGCGGTCGTGATCTGGTTGAGGTAGCCGAGCGCGTCCGACGCGCTTTGCGCAGCTTCTGCCGCCTTCTGAGTGGCAACCTGCTCAGCAGTGTCGGCCACGCCTGCGGTGTCGAAAAGGAGGTCGGTGTTGGCGGAAGCCTCAAAGGCTTCGGCGGTGGCAAAGCTCTGGTTGTCGGCGTTGACGATGTAGAGCTTGGTGCCGAGGATCACCATCTCGAGCTGGTTGTAGGTCGTGTGCGTCGCGAAGATACCGCCGGAGCGGAGCACGGGCTGGATGTCGGTCCAGCCAGTGTTGGGATCTGAGTAGATGCCGACACGGATTTGGAGCTGCGAGTTGCTGGTGCGGAACTCGAAGAGGTCCGCGTTGAACTGGCCGCTCGAGTTGAAGATGTCCGACATGAGGTCGGACAGAGACCGACCACCCCGCTCGGCGTGCTCGAGGTAGGTATCGAGAACGTGCTCGCCCGTGTACTCGCTGACAAAGCGAATGCGCTCGGCGCGAGGCCGAGTTGGGGTAAAGCCCTGCGCGTTGTTCTCGGTGTAGTGAGCCATCAGTAGATGCCCATATCCTTCATGTACTTAACAACGGCGGCGCGAGTTGGCTGGCGGGCTAGGTCGTCGAGGAAGCGGGTCATCTCGCCCTCAAGACTGTCGTGCCGCTGGTTGAGCTCGGTCATGGATTGGCGGGCTTCGGAGAGGTAGCCCGTGACGCGAGTGCGCTCGGCTTCGATCTCAGTGCTGAGAGCTTCGAGGATGGTTTGCAGAACGTCGCGCTCTTTGGCGCTCAAGTTCTGTAACTGAGCACGGAGGACAATGTTCTTGCTGGGGTCGAGACGGTTGGTAGCCATGTCACTTCCTGCTCTTGGTGCCACTGCACTTCCAGCGTTTACGGCTGAGACGCAGAGGCGAGTTGGGGTCTTTCGCAGCCTTGGGGTGGCGCTTCATCTGGCCAGCGGATCGACTGCAATAGCTGTCCCCTTTTGAGGTGCCGGGGCGCACGCGGGGGCCGCCGCCTTTGGCGTTCCCGGCCTGCCCGTAGCTGACCTGCTTGCCAGAGGCCGTGACTTTGACCTTGGCTTTTCCTTTGGCTGGCTTGGCCATCACTTCTTCTTCTTCGCGAACTTGCCCGTCTTGTTCTTCATCGACTTGTAGACCTTGGGGTCGATGGTCGATTTGGACTTCGAGCGGGACTTGCCTGCCTTCTTGCGGGCGTTGATGTTGTCGTAGAGACCGCGCGGCATGGGACTACTTCCTCTTGCCGATAACACCGGGCTTGGTCGCGCCGGTCTTGCGGACGGAAGAGGTCTTGCCCGCCTTGGACTTGGCTGGCTTCTTGGCGGGGGCTTTTTTCATGTAACCGGGCATAGTGCGGCTCCTGTTGTTTGGTGCGCGCACTATGGCTGAGAGGGTTCGGCCCTGTCGTCCCGGTCAGCGGGGCATCGGAATGAGGTTTCCGCGCTCTACATCGCGCTGGATGGTCTCGGCCTCTTGGATCTTTCCGGTCGCGCCACGGTCGGCTTGAGCCATGGCCATTTGCTGGCTGGGGCTGAGGCCGTTTTGTTGGAGCTCTTGTGGCGTGATGCGGAAGCGGTCGAGGTCTGAGACGCCCATGGAGCGGATGGCTTCCTCGGTGATCTGAGACATGTCGAACTCCATGTTCAGGCCCGTGGTGTTCATGATCTGGATCATCTGCATCCACACGTTCGGATCGCGAGTTGGCTCGAGCGGAAGTGAGCCGTCAATGACGAGGTAGTCGATGTCACCGTCCAGCATGTTCGGCGTGAAGTCGAGGTAGCCATCGTTGGTGATGGATTGGAGGTTGGCCGGAAGCGACTTGGGGTTCACCTGAACTGAGCCAGATGCGGCGACGGCATCTTGGATGTTGCCGATCATCATGCGGACCATGGGTCGGATGGTCTGGGCGGAGGTCAGGCGGCTGAGTACGCCGAGGCGCTGAGAGCCGAGTTGGGTCAGGCGCTGGATCTCGGTGGCGGTGCGCACGTCGGAGGTGGGCACGCCTTGCTGGGCGTCGGATGCGGCTGAGACGCGCTGCTTGAGATCGGCCATGGCGGCGATGTCGTTGAAGTGGCCACGGGTCACGTCTGGGATCTGACTGATGAACAGGCCCTCGCCGGGGTTTGTGCCGGGGAGCGTGCGCACAATACCGAAGGGGTTGCGGTCGATCAGGTCGCTGATGTGGATGCGGCTCGGGTCAGCGAAGATGAGGTTGGTCATCGTCGCGGAGATGTTGTCGATACGACTGCGCAGCAGGTACGTCGCGATGTGATGCATCGGAAGGAGCAGATCATAAAGGCTCTGCGAGAAGGTCTTGTGGCTGTCGTGGTAGAGGCTGCCAAAGACGAAGGGAAGTTGCTTGCCGTAAGGATTGAGCTGGAAGCGGATGCACACCTCTTCGTCGAGGATGGTCGCGGTCAGGTAGACGGTGCCAGCTTGTGGCATGCCGATCTCCCAGCCCTGCACGCGGAACCAGATTTCGTCCACGGTGCGGGCGGAGCCAAGCTGGAAGGAAGAGCTGTCTTCGGTGGTGGGGTTGAAGACGGGGTCCACGTTGAGACCCTGCATCATTTCCTTGTGGTTCTTGTGGCTGTTCCAGCCGGTGCGAGTGGAGGTCCGGCTCTCACTGAGGGCCGGGTACTTGTTCATCTTGGGGTACAGGCCCGATGAGAGCAGCGCGGAGGTGCTCATGTACTCGGTGCTGACCACGAACTGCATGCGGTCCCACTCGCCCCACTGGACGCGCGGGTCGGGGAAACAGCGGCGTGGGTCGATGTTGACCAGATGGTTGGTGTTGTCGCGCTGGTTCCATACGACTTTGGTCGGGGCGAAACCGTAGCGGATGCCGTCCTGAAGCATTTGCAGGAGCTTGGTCTCGCCTGCCGTGCGGCGCATGTGCTGGTGCAGGATGCGCTCGAGGACTAGGGCGGCGTTCCGGCTCTTACGGTTGAGGCCCTCCAGCATGAACATCGGATTGCGGCCCGTCAGGGCAGCCATCTGGTAGGTGAGGACGGTGTCCGCGATAGCGCGGGTGTCCGACATGACTGCCTTCTCGCGGAACTCGGTGCTGTCGGGCGGCGTGTAAACGTCGTGCGCGCGGTCTGCTTCGAGCCATGCGTCGTAGCGCTGCGAGATTTTGGCGTAGCTCATCTCGGCGCAGCTTTTGACGTACTGCACGATCTTGCGCTCTTGCTCGTCGGTGAGCAGGTCGCTGATGTCGATATTGGCTTCGAGCGCCTGAGCGTGCTCGCTCAAGTCCGCGATCTGCCGAGTGCTCTCAAGTTGCTCGCTGGCGGACGAGCGGTAGTCGCCAAAATATGAAGTAGCCATGGTGGTTGGTGTGACCTAGTTGGCGGAGGTTGTCGTCCTCGGTTAGCGCTTGTGACGAGGCTGACGCCTGAGGTCATCGTCGTAGGCGGACATGCCGAAGCCAGCCCACTTCTGTTGGGGTCGTCCGGCCTTGCCGAGTTGGTCGTTGAGGCTGCCGCCGTAGGTGTTGAGGCTGAGAGGGCCTGCGGCAGCGATCTGATCCTCGAATGGCTGAAGGTGCTGGCGGCTGAGGATGTCGATGGTCATGGACAGGGCGTCCACTTGGTCGTCGTACTTGGCGGAAGGGAAGGCCGTGCATTCTTCGACGAAGGTGTCGAGCCAGTTGGCACGGGATGGCAAGAGGACGCGGCCACCCTCGAGGAAGGGCAGGATCGAGTGGACGCGCGTTTCCTTGTCGCCCTTGCCTCGCGGCTGATACGGAAGGACGTTGACGCCACTCTCCCGGCGCAGCTCCTGAATGATCATGGTGCCGGAGGTGACGGCCTCGATGTAGAAGCCACGGAGGCCCTTGCCGCGCCAGCGGTTGTTGAGATGGACAAGGCGGCGCTTGAGCTCGGGGCTCTCCCAGCGGCCACGGTCCACTTGCAGGATATACATGTCGCCCTGCTGGCTGAGGCCAGCGACGAGGGCCACGGTGTAGTTGGCGCGGCTGGATTTGGTGAAGGCGGTGTCCACGCCGATGATGAGGCTGGCGAAGTTCTCGGGCGTCTGCTCGGGCTCGTAGTAAGTCCAGTAGCTGTCCTTGATGATGCCACCGCCACGGATGTAGGGCGTCTGCTGGTATTGTGCGTGAAACTCGAATGGGCTGAGGCGCTCACGCTTGGCGAGCCAGTCGAGGTCGAAGCCACGTTGGGGCCACAGGGCCTTGTGGATTGTGGTGTCCGGGTAGTTCGTGCCGGGGCCGACGTACTTTTCGTCTTCCTCGAGCTTGTGGAATGCGCCGAGTTTGGTGTGGAGCTCGTGGTTCTCGGGCAGGCTGACGCGAGCGGTGCGCTTGGTGAGTGGCACCTCTTGGCGGGCGGGGATGTTGAGGTGCATCCACTCGTCCTCGTGCCACTCGTCGAGTTCGGTGATGCGGCCCGACAGGTCGTCGGTGTGCCAGCGCGTTTGAATGACGATCTGGCGAGGCTGAAGGCCGGAGACCTCGGGCTGCATACGGGTGCTGAGGGAGCCAACGTAGAAGTCCCACACCTTGTTGCGCATGGTCGGGCTCTCGGCTTCCTCGCGGGAGCGGATGGGGTCGTCGATGATGAGAAGGTTGGCGGCTCGGCCAACGGTGGTGCCGCCAACGCCGATGCCGTAGTAGACGCCGCCTTGTTCGGTTGCCCACTCCTGTGGCGCTTGGCGCTTGGGGTTGAGGCTGAAGTCGGTGAAGGCTTTCTGGGCCTCGGGGTGCTTGACGTTGGCGAGGACGTTCTGACCGAAGCCACGGGCCAGATCGTTGTTGTAGCTGGTGGTCATGATGAAGCGGCGCGGATCGCGCAGCATGAACCACGCCGGGAAAAGCTCGGTGCAGTAGGTCGATTTCGCGTGGCGCGGCGGCATGTTGATCATGAGGTTGCGCACGGGGGCCTTGGTCTCGGGGTGCGCAAGCTCGTCCTTGCCGAAGGCGTCGAGAGTGGCGGCGAGGTCGAGGTGGAACTGCGGGATCGTCCAGTCGGGGTGCAGCAGGCGGACGAAGTCGATGAAATTATCTTGGGCTTTACGGAGGGCGAGAAGGCGTTTGAGCGCCTTTTGTTTGTCAGTCTTTGAAAGGCTCATTGGAGGCCAACTTTGCTCTGAGGAGACGGGCGGTCATGAGTTTCTGGCGGTCGGAGGGAAGGGCTGCGGTCTCGGAGGCAATGCGCCCGAGATGCTCCATGATGGCCTCGTAGCGCTTGTGCTCGGGTATGGTCGAGAGGTCGAGCTGGGCCATGGCCTTGCCGAGTTGCTCGACCGTGATGGTGGCCGGGATGGCCTCTTTCTGGCGGTTTTTTACGTTCATGAGCAGTTCTCTATACGACTGATGCGGGATCGTCGTCCTCGGTAGGGTTGATGACGCGGGCGGGCTCGGCGTCGATGACGGGTGGCGCGTGCCCTTCGGTTTCGGCGATGAGGGCTTCGATCTCCTCGGTGGTGAGGTTTTCGATGGCGCGGGCTTCCTCGGTGTGCTCCTCGGCGACATGGGCGTCCGGCAGGACTTTGCCCATGAGGGTCTTGAAGACTTGGACTTGGCTGCTGTTCCATTCGTGGTCGCCGGATAGGACGGCCTTGGCCATGCGCACGAGGTCTTCACTGTCGCGGAAGATCTGCTGGCGCAGCTTGTTGCGCTGGGCCTTCGTGATGGGCGGGGTCTTGCCCCGCGCGGGAATGATTTCGTTCATCAGTGTGTCTCCGTCTGTGTTGACGCACCGGAGCAGGAAGTTCCAGCGCACGTTGTACTTGTTGTTGAGGTTCCATTTGTGGGCAGTGCGGCCCATCGCGATGCGGTGTGGCAAGTTGCGGTGAATGTACTTGTCGCGCGCACGGTCAGCACGGAAGGCGCGGCGGCTCCACCATTGGCTACAGTAGGCGTCCCAAAGGTGTTTGCAGTTTGGGTTGCAATAAACATGGCGCACACGCTGGTCGGGGTCGTCCGGGGCCACATAACGGTCCCGGTGCGCGACGTTCATCATCACGCCGAGGCTGGCGAAGGGGCGATGGCACCAGTGGCAGTGGATCACTGCGCCATGGCTGTCGGGCGCGTCCTCGTATTTGCCTGACCAGTGGCTGATGACGGGCGCGTCCGGCGGAATGTACTTGGGCAGGTGGGCCACCTGTGGGCCGAGGTGGTCGAGTTGTACGCGGCGCGGGCCAAGAGGCGTGGTCGCGGGCGAAACGTCCGAGAGCCATGGTGGGTTTGGCAGGCGGGGGCCGAAAAGGCGTTTGCCGTCGAGCAGCACGTCCGGGCGGAGGCTGAGCTGGTCGGAGCCGAGGAGGTATCGCTCGACGACGCCGGACCATGTGTATGGCTTCGGGTGGGTGGGGTACTCCTTCACCTCGTCCAGCGTCGGGTAGTACAGGTCCGACCATACGGGCACCTCTTCCGGCTTCCAGTATTCCTCCGGTGGTCGGCCCGCGAGCCGCTTGGCCCACTTGTCCTCGTTCTTCGCGCTCATTCGTTCAAATTTTACCGGCTTGGTTTCAAAAATTCAGCGCGATTGCGTGGGCACCAGTAACAGTGATCGCGTCACCGCGACGGCGGGCATGGGCACCCGCCCCCCCATGCGCGAAAAACGTGTCCGTGCGCGACATTCGCCGCAAGGCGGCGTCCTAAACCTCTGGCAAATCAGCGTTTTCCACTCCCCCTGAAGGGGAATTACGGCGTCGGATCGGCCTCGGCTGGCTCGGCTCCCCTCGGTTTGGCGGATTGGCAATTTGTGACCTCTCGCAGTGCTACTCGCCAAGACTTAGCGCCATTGGAAGGCACGGTCTTACCCAAGTCTGCAAAGGCAGCGGCTCCCGAAGGGGAATAACCACGGCAAAACATCACGAAAGGACATTGCCATGACCTTCTCCGACGCTCTTCACCTCGCTCAGTCCGCGCCGTCTAGCGCATTCCAATCGCCCCAGACCATGGAAGACTGGCTGACCACCGAAATCTTCGATCACCCCGACTTCGACGAGCCCTGCATCGTCAAGGCAAGCATCACAGCCAACGAGTTGGCTCAGGAAGTCGCTTCCGTCTGGCACTTCCACAACTAATCCTCAGCCCCT